TGACCACCAGCCACACACCTGGAGTGGCTCAAGCCATCAAAGGCACAGCTGAGTTGGGCACTGTGATAGGTAAGAGTTTGGAGCATTATGATTCAGACCAAGTGGGCATAATTGAAATAGCGATAGGCAGATAAATGGCAAAATTAACAGTTAACATTGGCAGCAGTGCAAACAAAGGTGATGGTGATCCATTACGCACAGCATTCACTAAGATCAATGCAAACTTTACAGAATTGTACGTGCAGGATGTGCCAGCCTCCAGTGCTGGAAAAACAGGTGACGTCAAAGGCATGCTGGCTGTAGACGCATCTTATCTTTATGTGTGTTTTAAGAATTATGACGGAGCCGGAGCAATTTGGAAACGTATTGCTCTAACAAGTTTTTAATTTATACTACTGATAAATATGTGTAAATAAAAAAGTTTATATATGGCTATTCAAAACATTAATGTAGGTATTATTGCCAATGATGGCACTGGTGATGATCTACGCGAAGCGTTTATCAAAGTCAACAGTAATTTTACTGAACTGGCAGCACAAACACCAGAAGCCACCACAGTGATCAATCGTTTGGCTGACAGTGCTTCACGCAAAGGTTTATTTTTCACCAAAAATGTGAATGAATTACAATTTAAAGTGTTGGAAGCAGGCACAAATGTGTCGTTCAGCAGCAGCAATGACAAAATCACAATCAACAGCAGTGGAGTGGTCAGCATACTAGTGTTTGGAGACGCAGGACCTAACATCACTATTGGCAGCACAGGCGTGTTGGAATTGTTTGGCACAGGTGGCACAGAGACCACAGTGCTGTCCAACGGTACCACTGTGCAGATAGAATCACTGTTGAGCAATGAAAGCACACCCACACTCAGCGCCACACTCACAGCAGATGGCAATGACATTGTGGGAGTGGATGTGCTGCAGGGTCAGAATGTGCAGTCTTTGATCTATGGCATAGATGTGCGTGACAGAAATTCATTGATTGGCTTTGACATGGGAGAAATCACATTGGACGCAGCAGGCAATGAAACCATACAAAATCTATTGGATTATTTCTTCTATCAAAACCCCATAGATATGGGCACCTTCCTAGCAGCCAACAACGACAATCTTGATCAGGGCGCTATCTAAACCACTGATAAATACTGCATATGAGCAATCTGTGGAGTCAACCTACTGGATATTCTCTTGGCACTCTGCCAGAAAGAACCATCACATCTATCAATTTGCCAGTGGACAACACTGCCACAGTGAGCCTCATAGCAGGTGCACTGCCCAACGGACTTAGACTGCAGAATTATGCCATAGTGGGCACCACACTGGAGGTGCCTAGAACTACTCAAAGCAGATTTGTGTTGCGAGCTTCATTGTCGGGGCTGATACAGGACAGAACCTACACAATCACAGTGTCAGGTCCTGATGCACCAGTGTGGCTCACACCAGCAGGTGATTTGCCACTGGGAGTGAACAATAATCTTTTTATTTTGGACAGTTCTTTTGTGGATTATCAATTGGAAGCCACAGACACAGATCTATCAGCAGGTGATGAATTAGAATATTATATTGCTAGAGGAGATGGCACTCTGCCACCCGGCATCAGATTGACCAAAACAGGCAAGCTCACAGGTGTGATTGATCCCATATTAGCACTGGATGCCACTGCCTCCACAGGAGCCTATGACACCAGCAGTTATGGTGATTTTCCCTATGATTTTGGTTTGCGCAGTGCCAATGGATTTTCCAGTTTTTACTATGATGTGGATTTCTATGACTTTTCTATTCCCACACGCAGTCCTAGAAAATTAAACAGATATTATGAATTCACAGTGAGCGTGAGTGATGGTGACACAATCACCAAGAGAACATTTAGAATATTTGTGGTGGGTGATGATTTTTTACGTGCAGACAACACCATACTGCAGGTAGGCAGTGGAGTTTTCACGTCAGACGGCACATACATTCGCACACCACAATGGTTGACTCCAAGAGATCTAGGATATAGAAGAGCCAACAACTATTTGACATTATATCTGGAATTGTATGATCCCAACAAATTGACTGGTTTTGTGGCCTACACACAGAGACCCACCAATGATGACAGCAGCCCAAGCATCCTGCCACCAGGCACTGCTCTAGACAGCACTTCTGGTGAAGTGGCTGGCAGAGTGCCCTATCAACCAGCAGTGACCAAATCATACAAATTTACAATTAGAGCCACAAGATTTGGACCCAGCAACGAAACTCTAGCAATCAAAGACAAAACATTTGAAGTAAAAATACTGGGCGAAGTAGACAGTGTGATCACATTCAACACAGAAGAAAATCTAGGAGTGATCAATGCTAATTTTATCAGCACGCTGGCTGTGCAGGCTGTGACCACTGTGCCTAATGCCAAACTGAGATATGTGGTCACTGCAGGATCATTGCCTAATGGTTTGGTGTTGGCTTTGGATGGAGAAATTATTGGCAAAGTAAGACAGTTTGTGCAGGGAAATTTATTAGGATTGACTGTGTTTGACAGTAGAAATTTCACGTTGGATAACAATGACACCAGCATAGACAGATTGTTTGAATTTACTGTGGAGGCAAGAGATCAATTTGGATACAGTGCCACAACAAAAACATTTAGATTGTCTGTCACAGCCACCAGTGACTTGTTGTACAGCAATCTTTTTGTGAGACCCTTGCTGAAACAAACACAGCGTGTGTTGTATTTGGGACTGGTAGGCAATCCAGAAATATTCACTCCTTCCAGTATCTATAGACCCAACGACTTACAGTTCGGCATACAGAAACAATTGAGCATGTTGATATATGCAGGCATAGAGACCAAGACTATCAATCATTATGTGGCAGCCACCACCAAGAATCATCGTAGAAAAAGATACTTTTTTGGAGAACTCAAAACTGCAGTGGCCAAAACTCCAGGATCCAATGACATTGTGTATGAAGTTTTGTATGTGGATATGATAGATCCCATGGATGATGCCAAAGATCAAATTGTGAGTGAATTCACCATACAGAATACTCAAACAGTCAAAATTAATCAGGCAAATTTAGAACAAAAAGACAACAGCAATTATGATTCCACTCAAGCAGGTAATCCTGCAGATCCTTTTGCACTGCGTCCAAATCAAGCAGTGATCAAAGTGGACAGTAATGCAATCAGTGTGAGCAATAACAGCAGCAATAAAAGATACATCAGCAGCACCAGCAACATGCGAAAAAATTTAGCAGCAGTTGGTGAAACGGAAAATGAATTTTTGCCGCTGTGGATGCGTACTCCGCAAACAAGTTCAACACAGCCTTTGGGTTATGTGAAAGCTGTGCCCATTTGTTACTGTCAGCCCGGAACCAGCGCAGCCATACTGGCGGCGTTGAAGAACAGCGATTTTGATTTCAAAAATATTGATTTTGAAATAGATAGATATGTGATAGACAGCACCACCGAAAGTGGCACAGAACAATATGTGCTGTTTTCCAATTATCAATATAACATTTAGGACAACACACAAGACTAAATAACTATACATATGCCAAGCAATATCAACGTATCAAACATTGACGAAACATATCCTGTAGCAGGGCAGGACAACAACAGTCAAGGATTCAGAGACAATTTCAATTCAATCAAAACCAATCTTTCCACTGCTAAAACTGAAATAGAAACATTACAAACCAACACTGCCAAACTGAACGCCACCAACAACTTCGGCAACAACATTATCACTGAAGCAAAATTCAAATACAACAGCACTGTGATTTATTCAGGAGGATCCATAGCTACACCACAAGATATCAACATAGAGAATGGAAATTTCCAAACATTTGTTGTGGGCAACAACATCACACTCACATTAACAGATTGGCCCACAGTGGCAAATGTGATGAGTTCAATCATTGTGGAAGTTCGCAGCGATGGAGTAGCACGCACAGTGACTTGGAGCACAGAGAATGCTGGTTTGATTTTGAAAGACACAGCATTTCCCACACCATTTGTGTTGCCTGCAGACGAAGATCCACTGTATGTGGAATTCTGGAGCTACAATCAAGGTGCCACAGTATTTGCTAGATACGCGGGCAGATTTACCACATAATTTTTTTATGTTGCATCCACTGGGCGAAGATCTTAGCGGATACAGTATATCGCAATTGGAATCCAAGTTGATTGAACTGAGAAAAAAATATTTCCAAACTGTCAATCCTGAACTAAAACAACAAGTTGCCCTGTTCATAGATATGTACAATGAGGAACTCAAATCCAAATTAGCCCAAGAACAAATTAAAATGGCAAAAGAGACCGGAAAAGATCTTGACAATTTGATCAATATTGATTAAAATAGTGTGTAAATGCGCACAGATTCTTTGGGTATTCCTATATTCGATTATGACGATGCTGTGAACCTCATCTACAGAGGTCAATCATCACTGCTGCCACACTTGCTCTTTGAAAAACATCAGGTGATAGATCAATTCAATAGATCGGCTGAAGATTTGTCTGCCGATGTAGAATTAAAAAGCTACACACCTTTAGATGTCAATCAAAAAGAATTTGATTCATTGCTGCAACAAACTTGGTTTATGCCAGACAGGGCAAAAATATTTGATATTGAAACTTATGTGAAACAAATCACTCCAAAAAATGCAACAGCACAGCAGAGAGTGAATGAAGAACTGGCAGCATTTCGCCAACACAACATGATAGATGTGTTGAAGTTTCTACATTATCTGGTGGAAACACTGAGAAAACATCAAATCACTTGGGGAGTGGGCAGGGGCAGTTCTGTGGCCAGCTATGTGCTGTATCTTTTGGGGGTACACAGAATAGATTCCATTCAATATCAGCTGGATTGGCGAGAGTTCCTAAGATAAATACTCGCATAATAGGAGACAATAATTATGGCTATCAAACAAAGTGGCACTAAAACATACACCACCATGCAGGGCAAACAAATAGATATAGATTTGCTGCGACAGCGCAATGAACTCACACAGGCTGTGGGTAATGCCAAAGTAAATGCACGAGGTGATGAATTAGGTCCAGGTGGAGTTATTATCCGCAAGAGAGAAGAAGTATTGGCTGATTACTACAGAGATCATCCTAAAAATGTTCCAACCACAAGAGGCAAGCAGGCCAAGAAAGAAGATGAGTGGGTGGAAGATGCGCAAGGCAATTTCGTAAAGAAAAAGTAACATGATACTCTACAAGACCCTTGAAACAGATATTATACCTGTGGGTGATAGAGTATTGGTGTCTGACATGAACTTTGGTGAAGTGCAGACAAAAGGTGGCATCTTGCTTTTAGATGATAACATGCAGAATCACGGTATCAAACCTAGATGGGCCAAAGTGTATGCCAAAGGACCTCGCAACAAAGAGGATTATCAAGTGGGAGATTGGATCTACATCGAACACGCTAGATGGACCAGAGCAGTCAACATCAAAAAAGGTGATCAAATATTGGCCATTAGAATGGTGGATCCGGAATTCATATTGATGATGGGCAAAGAGAAGCCAAAAGATTGGTACTACAACAAGTTGGCCATGGTGAATAAGTCTTGACTTTCGGCGTGCTTTGTCATATACTGACAGCATGAAATTTCCTGAAAACAGAATTAAAGGAGTTAATAACACAGGATTGGTAGGAATAGCGCTGATGCTGTGTCACATCACAGGATATCTCAATCATTGGACATGGGCTTTGTTGTATGTGCCACTCATATTGAGTGCCATAGGACAAGAATATCTCCACAGAGACTAGCGATTGCATATGCAAGAATTATGGACAGAAAAGTATAGACCCCGCACACTGGATCAGTATGTGTTTAGAGATGAACATCAACGCAGACAGATTGAAAAATGGGTCAAAGAAAGAAGCATACCACATCTGTTATTCAGCGGTAATGCAGGCATAGGCAAGACCACGTTGGCCAAAATATTATTGAATGAATTGCAAGTGAATGATTTGGACGTGTTGGAAATCAACGCCAGCAGAACAAATTCTGTGGATGATGTGAGAGCTAAGATCATTAATTTTGTGCAGATGATTCCATTTGGAGATTTCAAAGTGGTGTTGTTGGATGAAGCTGACTTTCTATCTCCCAATGCACAAGCAGCACTGCGAGGAGTGATGGAAGAATACCATACCACATCCAGATTCATATTGACTTGCAACTATCCCAATAGAGTGATTCCAGCACTGCACAGCAGATGTCAAGGCTTTCATATAGAGCGTGTGGATCAAACAGAATTTACAGCAAGAGTAGCTGAAATATTGATGAAAGAAAACATACAGATGGATCTAGACACATTGGACACATATGTGAAAGCCACATATCCTGATCTTAGAAAGTGCATCAATATGGTGCAGATGAATTCGCAGGATGGCCAATTAAATGCCCCACAAAAAGCGGACATGGGTACCAGTGATTACAAAATACAGATGGTAGAATTGTTTAAACAAGGCAAAATCACAGAAGCAAGAAAATTAGTGTGCAGTCAAGTAAGACCTGATGAGGTGGAGGACATATTTAAATGGATGTATGACAACATCACACTGTTTGGTGATGAAGCAAAACAAGAAAAGGCCATACTGATAATCAAACAAGGTTTGGTCGATCACACTTTGATATCAGATCCTGAAATTAATCTCACAGCCACTATGATTAAACTACAGCACATTTAATGTACGCAGCCAGTCATATATTGATCAGTTATGCAGATGCTGTGCGCAGCACACAATCACGCACACAGGAGGAGGCATTGTTTTTGGCTTGCGAACTGCGAGAAAAAATACGACAAAATATTATCAGCTTTGAACAAGCAGCACAAACACACAGCGATTGTCCTAGCAAAGTCAATCAAGGCAATTTAGGCAGTTTTAAAGTGACCACAATGGAACAAGATTTCATCGCCTATCTGGATCAGTTGCAACCTGGTGAAATCAGTGGGGTAAGTCCCACAGTGTACGGATATCATATTATTAGAAGGAATTAACATGCAGATAAAATTTCTGTGTGAAGATCCTGCAGTGCTGCAATTATACCCACCTAAGCCTGCTAATAAATTTTTACCCAATTGGTACAAGGATCTTCCCAGCTGGAAAAAAGATCACACATTGGGAATTGACGCACCCACTATCAAAAACTGTATTCCAGCACAAGACTTGATGCTGAGCGGATATATCATATTCAACACATATGAAATTGCTCTTTCAACACTGAATAAAGATATGTATGAGCACATAGAAGCTGTGTGTCCGCATAAGGCTCACATAAGTTCACATCATCACGAGCAAATGCCAGTGCAGATTAACACTCGCAAAAAAAATTATTTTAAAATTGCTCAACCTTGGATGATTAAAACACCTCCAGGATACAGTTGTTTGTTTCAACAACCATTCTATCATTTTGAACACAGATATCAGTTGTTGCCTGCAATTGTAGACACTGATATTCATGATTTAAATGTGGAAATACCAGGATATCTACTGACAGATGATGTTGTAAAAATAGAATCCGGAGCACCACTAGTGCAGGTAATACCTTTCAAAAGAGATGATTGGCAAAGCAGTATGTCAGCGGAAAAATTTAAACAAAGCAAGTTGACTGATTATGCCAGCAAAGGTTATAAGACTGAATTCCATTCAAAAAAAAATTACAAATAAATTATTTTTTAAAAATTTTATCCCAGAACACTGTGAGATAAAACACTCCCACGAAAATCCAAAAGCCCAATATCCAAGTGAGATATGTTTTCCATTTGTGCAAATCTAAAATAAATGCCAGTGCAATCAACACCACCCATAGAATATCTAGTATGCTGTGAGTGATCTGCCATTTGCTGCCGTATCTTTGTATTAATTTTAATCTCAACTCTGCTAGATAAGGCACTGCATGACGCAGTATCACAAAACCTTCATTCAACACCATCAGTGTGAAACCAATAAAGAACAACATATAAATTATTTAACGTGTATTATCAGTCACCATACACATCTAGAACTTCCTTCACTGCAGGATGTCTTTCTATGTCTTCTTTACCAAAAAATGTTGCTGCAATTCGGTTACTTTTGTGTTTGTTCAATTTCTGTATGAAATCCAACAATCCATTGTTGTTGATTCTGTCTGTCTGATTTAGATCACCTGTCACAGCCATTTTGGAACCATTGCCCAGTCTGGTCAACAGCATTTTCATTTGACTGTGAGTGGTATTTTGACATTCGTCAGCCACAATGAAACTGTGGTTGAAATTTCTTCCTCTCATAAAAGCCAAAGGAGCTATTTCTATGATCTGATCCGCCAGCATGTGTCTTAGATCATTCATTCTAAAATATTCTTTCAGCACGTCAAATATAGGTCTAGTCCACGGAGCCATTTTTTCTTCCATTGTGCCTGGTAAAAAACCTAACTCTTCATCCACACTCACAGCAGGTCGCGTGATCACAATGCGATCCACTTCACTCTGTTTGAATGCTTGTATTGCCACTTGCACTGCCAGCAGTGTCTTGCCTGTGCCAGCTGGTCCAACACCGAACACAATGTCTAATTTTTTATTCAGCAACTGCAGTAGATATGATTCCTGATTGCGATTGCGAGGAATTATGTGTATATCATTTGATTTTTGTGCAGAGTATTGATTGATTTTAAGTACGTTGGGCGGGTAATTATGCTTGTTGGCCTTTTTTGATCCCATTGACTCTCCTTGGTTAATGGTTGGCAATGTATTTAACTGTGATTAACTGGCATTAAAACTGCTCAGTTATCACAAGTGGTATGGCTAAATAACGCTGTAGGAACGTGAAATGTACGACACAGCAGACATATTAAAAAATATCGAATCCATATACAGCAATGATAATGCTTTCTCCATCATCAAGGATTTTGAAAGAGTGCTGGATGAATTGGATCTGTATGTGTACAAACATTGGGATTTGGGAGAATTGATTGAAGGACCCACTATGACCAAGCACTATGTGAGCTGCAAATTCATGTGGCCCAGAATGCAAATGCCAGACCCTATGGGCGGCAAAAGATTATTGGATTATGACTGCCACGTAACCTATCAAAAAAATCAATTGATTACTCCGAGAAAAATCACAGAACCAGACGATGTGAGACCTGGCACCAAAAAAGGAAAGCTGGATACACTGCCTATTTGGATAGTGGAGATCACCATGCCTATCAATCTGATGAAAAACATTTATGATGGCTACAAAAATCAATTGCAATTCAATCAAGAACCAGTGAAAAATACATCAGTCACAGATGTGCAGACAACACAATTAGCTCCTGCTGAACCTACAACACCAGTCACTTAAACTTATGTCACTGAGAACCAATGATCTAAAACACTGCGTGGATGAAATCTTCGAAATAGATTCATATCAATCCAAAATGGGTGCTGATGACAAAATAGTGGTGCTCAGTTTCAAAGTGAAACCAATGCAGGCTGCAGAAGATTTAGTGAATTTCATAGAAAAAGGTTATGCATATGTGTTGGATGCTGACAAAACCAGTGGTGAACAGTCGGATGGATTTTATAAAGTGTTTGTGGAGATAGATAGAAACAAAAATATTGCTGCCCAAATCACAGAAATATTGGATGGAGTAAAAAAACTCACAGGTTTAGAAAATTTTAAATTCAGATATTATAAAAACTTTAGAAGTCAACCAGCAGATCAGACCACTCTCGAACAAATAGTGCCCAAAGACAGCAACGAATACGGCATTAAAAAACAAGAAACAGCTCTTGAGAATTTTAAGAATTTCTTCAGCAACAGTTATTTGGATGAAATAGTAATGGAAGGTGACCACATTAAATTTGTTAAGAAGTATGCTGAACCTCTTGTGTTTCGCTTTGTGGATCACGGCGTTACCATAAACAAACTGCAAGAAATCAAAGAAAACTACGACTATAATTGCTTTCCTGAAATAATCTATCTGACCAAATACATCGGTGACTACAACATAAGTATATACGGCAACAAATACGTATTTGAAAATGGAAACAGATGTGTGATATTGGAGAAGATAGATGCAATTGAGTAAAAATTTTACTCTCACAGAATTTACCAAAAGTCAAACTGCTGAGAGAATGGGCATTGATAACACTCCCAACGAAGAACATTTAAGCAACGCTGTGGCACTGTTTGAAAACATTGTGCAGCCTGTGAGAGATCATTTTGGCGTGACCACTATTAATTCAGGCTACAGAGGACCAGAACTGAACAAAGCAGTGGGTGGTTCTGCCACCAGTCAACACTGCAATGGCGAGGCTGTGGACATAGAAGTGCCAGGATTGGCCAACTATGATTTGGCCAAATGGATTGAAAGCAATCTTGCATATGATCAATTAATATTAGAAGCTGCTAAAAAAGATGACCCTGCTGCAGGTTGGGTACACGTGAGTTTCAAAAAAGACGGCAACAATCGTGGTCAAAGTTTGACTGCAGTGTTTGTGAATGGCAAGCCAATTTTCAGCACTGGTTTAGGAGTACCTGAATAATGTTTGGCATGTTTGGAGGAGTAAAATTGATAATGACCATGGTGATGGTGATAGTACTGTCGGGTGGTTTGACATATGTGTTCAAATTGAAAGCAGATAATGCCACGCTCAAGGCCAATCAGTTCAAGATGGAACAGGCCCTGGAGGCACAGGCCAAGTACATAGAGCAGCAAAAGAAGGATTTTGAAGCCATCATGAAGGCCAACCAAGAAGTCAACAAACTGGTGGGCAATCTCAAGAAGGACATAGACGACCTGGATAAGAGATTCAACAAGGGCACACGTGATCTGGGCAAGACTGCCATGGAGAGACCCGATGCCATGGAGAGGATCGTGAACAAGGCCTCAGACAGGGCTTTGAGATGTGTGGAGATAGCAGGTGGATCACCATTAACAGAACAAGAAAAAAAAGCCACCAAGAAATCAGAGATCAATTCCGAATGCCCTGCCATAGCCAACCCCAACTACAAGCCATACAATGAGTAAACTATTGGTTGCAATGACCCTGTGCCTGTTTCTCAACGGCTGCGGCCTGCTGGGAGAGAAAGCCATCAAGATATTCACACAGGAACAGCCCAGAGAGAAACTGAACCTCAAGACACCAACGCTGGAAGAGATGGAGAAACTGAGATGGATCGTGATCACCAGCAACAACGCCCAGGAAGTGTTCGCCAAGATGAAGGCAGAGGGATTGGATCCTGTGCTGTTTGGTCTCAGCGACGAGGACTATGAGCTGCTGGCCAAGAACTTCGCACAGATTCGCAGCACTCTAAAACAAACGCAGGACATACTGGAGCGCTACAAGGAATACTATGAAGGAACTGTCAAAAAAGATAATCAACCAGCTGACGGAAAAAAGTAAGTCCACGCTTGCGGGACTGCGCTGGTTCAGCGAGCTCGCGATTGATCTCCTGGTCTCCATGTTCACCTGGATCATTTTATTCACCTGGAATGTGCTGATTAAGATCATACTTTGGGGCAGTGCCAAGTGGATATATAGAGGTGTCAAATGGTTGTGCATCACAATCTACGATATGTTTAAAAAAACACCAGCACAATTGACCTATTGGCAGGACGGTGAAATGAATGTGGTACAGGTGGATGACTTTGTGGAATTAGCACCCAATCTCATACAGTATGAAGATATAATCACCAAAAAAAGAGTAAAAATCAAAGCAGAATATCCTATCAAATACATACTGAAAGAGCAATAGACTCTTGACTAATTCTGAATAATTATTATATATTACTATATGGATCCATATAAAGTCCTAGGCGTGCCAAAAAACGCAGATGAAAAAGAGCTCAAGAAGGCTTTTAAAACAAAGGCTATGAAATATCATCCTGACAGGGGTGGTGATGAAAGTAAATTCAAAGAAATTAATGAAGCCTATGACATATTGAAAGATCCTCAAAAAAAAGCTGCCTATGATAGATATGGCACTGCTAATCCGAACATGGGTGGAGGGCCAGGCTTTGATTTTAATTTTAATGGCGATATCAATGACATATTCAACAACTTCTTTGGAGGTGGTCCATTTCAAAGAAACACATACAGATCAAAGCCTCGAAATGCAGATATTAACATAGAGACCACTCTGGATCTTGAAGATGTGCAGAGCGGCAAGTCTCTTATTGCCAGCTATAGACTGCCCAACGGTCGTCAAGAAAGTGTGAACATAGATATTCCACCTGGGGTAGAGCATAACAATATAATAAAATTTTCAGGATTAGGCAGTGACTCAGTGCATAATGCACCTAGAGGAGATCTATTGCTGAAAGTTAAAATATTAAAACACAAATTATGGGACAGAGATGGAGCTAATTTATACACCACTGTGCGTGTGAGTGTATTGGATCTTATGTTAGGTTGCAAAGCGGAAATTAAAACATTGTCAGGTAAAAATCTATCCATCACAGTGCCCAAAGGCACGCAATCCGGCACAGTGTTCAATCTACCTGAGCAGGGATTACCATATGTGCATAATAGAAATATGTTTGGCAGTATCTTTATCACTGTGGCAGGCGTCACTCCTAAACTGCAGGATCAAAAAATTCTTGCACGCATAGAAAGTATCAAAAATGAAATTGATAATGCATCCTAACCATTGGCTGGATCAGCCCGTGGCGGATTTTGATTTCACCAAATTAGATGCAAAACACATCTCACAGCAGATGATACAGGTGATGCTGAAAGAAAATGGCATAGGACTCAGTGCCAATCAGGTCGAATTGGATGCTAAAATTTTTGTAATGCAACCACAGAATAGTAACCAAAAACCAATCACTTGCATTAATCCTTGCATATTATCTGTGAGTGATGAGAGTGTTCTGATGCAGGAGGGTTGTTTGAGTTTTCCAAATCTGTTGTTGAAAATCACACGCCCGTATGCAATCACAGTTAAATATATTGACACAGATCAAAAAGAATGTATAATAAAATTAGACGACATTGATGCTAGGATTTTTTTACATGAATTTGATCATTTGCTTGGCATCACATTTGTTAATAGAGTGAGCAAAATGAAACTGGAAATGGCCAAAAAAAAACAAAGGAAAAAATATGCCTAAAGTAAGCAGTAAAAAGAAAAAAGAGTTAGTAGATAGAATCAAACACGGTATAAAAAAATACAGATTCAGCATTCAGCGATACGGCGGCGAGACGACGATGGGCATCATCACTCCCTATCAATATCACTATTGGAAAAATCATCAGGAGGAGCTCACGGAGTATCTCATGGGTGGCGAGAGATCCGAATATGAGGTTGCAAACAACGTGCCTGAAGAAGCTAGATTCAAAAGTGACTGGTACGAGTTCGACGATGTGGCACACTGCTGTGGAGCGCTCATCGAGGGCAATTTTCTAAACATAGACGAATATGACCAGCACGGCAACGCCATCAAGGATGAAAAGGGACACTATGTGTTCCATGAGCCCATCGAGCTCATCTTTGACAACATAGACAAGTTAGGCATACAGTTTGAGGATCAAGAGTGCATAGACCTAGATCATGACGCTGTGGAGAATCAATACTATCTATGGGGCGACACCGGCAACAAGGGCAGCTGGAGCGTGGAAGAGGACATAGCGATCGAGGGCGAGCTGGATTTCAGCAAACTGAAATTGCACACCAAATGCATCGAAGGATCCGACATCTGCTATGCCATCAGCTATGGGGATGGAGCCGCCATCAACCTGCAGGAGGACAGCATTGGCAGCAGCCAGGAGTGTCAAGTGCGTGAGGGCTACAGGAACGAAAAGACTATGAGCAAGAAGATGAAGCAAGAGATTGCCAGGGCAGAGGCAGAGGCATCGCGATCGGACGCGGACACTGAAGAAGAGGATGCTGATGAATTGCCTGCGCCATCTGTTGAGGAGCCCATGACCATGACAAAGAAGCCCGCTGTCAGCATGAAGTCAGGCAAAAAGAAAAAAGTCAAAGCTAAAAACAAGGCAAAGAAAAAAAAATTATTAGTAAAGGATAAGTGTCATAGTGATTAATCACACACTTATGATGAACTTGATTATTAAAAAAGGAAAATAATGGTAGAACCAAGTCAAGAACTGCAACGCATATTTGACAAAGCTGTGGAAGATGCCGGCAAGTTGAAGCATGAATATGTCACCGTGGAGCATTTGTTATTTGCCATGCTGTGTTATGAAAAATTTGTAAAAGTTTTAGAAGAATATGGAGCAGATATTACCATATTGAAATCAAATCTTGAAAAACATCTAAAAGAAAAATACAATGACATAGTTTTAGCAGCCGCTCCTGCAAAATACAAGCCAAAAAAAACTGTCAGTGTGGAACGAGTGCTGAACAGAGCATTCACACAAGTGTTGTTTAATGGCAGACAGCAGATAGAACTGGTAGATGTGTTTCTAAGCATAATGAGCGAAAGAAAAAGTTTTGCATATTACTACATTGCCAAAGCAAAAATAGAAAAAGATAAGTTTGCTGACTATCTCAACAGCGAAATGGAAGAAGAATTTGAACAGGTGGAAAACAACAGTCTCACTCAGAGAGCATTGAACATGTACACCACCAACCTTAATGCCGAAGCCAAAAAAGAAAAAATTGATCCTGTGATTGGTCGTCACAAAGAATTGGATCAGATAGCATTGGCTTTAGGCAGAAGAACCAAGAACAATGTTATACTAGTGGGAGACCCTGGAGTAGGAAAAACTGCTATTGCAGAAGGGTTGGCTTTGAATATTGTGCGCAATCAGGTTCCTGAATTTTTAAAAGAATATCAAGTGTATAATTTAGACATAGGAGCCATGCTGGCGGGCAGCAAATACAGAGGAGATTTTGAAGAAAGATTCAAACTGGTATTGCAGGCTTTGAAAAAGAAAGGCAAAACAATTGTGTTTATTGACGAAGCACACAACATCAGTGGAGCAGGCAGTGGTGGCGGAGAAAGAGGCAGCAATGACCTTGCAAACATGCTAAAGCCTGTGTTGACCAAAGGTACTTTGAAAGTAGTAGCCAGCACCACTTGGGAAGAATATAGAAAATATTTCGAAAAAGATAGAGCTTTGATGAGAAGATTTCAACGCATAACTGTGGATGAACCCAGCAAGGAAGTTACATTGGACATATTGCGTGGATTGAAAAAATATTATGAAGACTTCCATAAAACTGAAATCACTGATGAGGCGTTGGATTCAGCTGTGAAATTGAGTTGTAAATATCAAACAGACAAAAAATTACCAGACAAAGCTATTGATTTGATAGATCTTGCCTGCAGTAGATTCAACATTAAACCAAAGACAAATAGATTGGTAAATGTGTCTGAAATTGAGTATGAACTGGCACAGATGGTCACTATTCCTGTGGAAACTATTCAACAAAGAGAGAGCAGTAATCTTGCTAATTTAGAAAAAAATATGAAATCAGAAGTGTATGGTCAAGACGAAGCCATTAACAATATTGTGGATAAAGTGTTGATAGCACAAGCAGGATTAAAACGTGATAATAAGCCTATAGGATCTTTTATATTCATGGGCCCAACAGGTTGCGGTAAGACAGAAACTGCAAAACAATTGGCCAAACATCTGGGTACTAAAATGGTGCGTTTTGATATGAGTGAGTATCAAGAAAAACACAGCATTAGTAAGTTGATTGGATCACCACCAGGCTATGTGGGTTATGAAGAAAACGCAGGATCATTAATCACAAAACTGCAAGAGGCACCCAACTGTGTGCTGTTGTTGGATGAAATAGAAAAAGCTCATCCTGATGTGAGTCAGATACTGTTGCAGATCATGGATGAAGGCACTGTGACTGGCAGCAATGGTAAAACTGCGGATTGCAAAAATATTATTTTGATATTGACCACTAATCTTGGAGCAGAACAAGCAGAAAAAGGCAACATAGGTTTTAGCAATTACATAGATCAAGGCTATGAAGACACTGCTTTTAGAAAATTCTTTACTCCAGAATTTAGAAACAGACTGGACGGAGTGATCACTTTCAATAAACTGGCTAAACCAGTAATGATTAAAATAGTAGGAAAATTTTTACTGGAGTTAAAAGATTATCTCGTGGACAAAGCAGTGCAAGTGGAAATCACTGATGAAGCCATTGACTGGTTAGTGGACAAAGGATTTGATCCCAAAATGGGAGCGAGACCTATGCAGAGAGTGATTGATCAAGAGATCAAAAAACCGCTAGCAAGGGAGTTGTTGTTTGGTGAATTAAAGCAGGGTGGCAAGCTGTTGATCAACGTAAAAGACAACAAAATAGTGCTGCAAGTCAACAACAATTTACAATCAGTCAAAGCATAAGCTCACACGGGCCTACACTGTGTGACTAAATATGTGTATGCCAGCATCTAGTGAAACATTATTATCAGCAAACAGCCATCCAGACGGCAGCACCTTAACCACACTCACAGGAGAAGAGTTTAAAGGTGATGGTTTTTATGGTCGCAGTGACGGATTTCACACTGTGCAGTACAATCTACAAGATTTTGTGGGCACTGTGAAAATACAAGCTTCATTGGCCACAGAACCTGCAGATTCAGATTGGTTCGATGTGGTAGGCACCACCCACACAAGTGCCACACCTGCACATGCCAATGCGGATGGTAGTTTTTATTACAATTTTTCAGGTAATTTTGTCTATGTGAGAGCAAGAGTGCTTTTCACAGATGGCACAGTGAACTCAATAAGGATGAATCATTAATATGCGACATTTTTTCAGTATTATTGGCAAAAATTATAAACCAGAAGATATTTTAGACACTGCTCTACAGGCTTCTGCCATAGGTTTATTTGAAGATCAAACACAGTATCAGGTATTCGAAGATGATCAAGGCAACACAGTTTTGCGTGTGGAGCTACACAGATCGTTGGACCAACTGGAAGCAGATGATCTTGTGGATTCACTGATGGAAGATCTACAGTCACAAGGACTAAAAGATTTTGATGTAGAAGTCAGCATGGAAGATAATGTAGACGAAGAAACTTATGAAGATGATGATTTTCATAATGCATATGACGTGATGTGGTTCAATGAAGATGACACATTAGACGAAGCTGAATACAGAGGACGCAAAGTGCCTTTGGGCAAACCTATGAGAGGCGATGTAAAAAAATTTAAAGTGTATGTGAGAAAGCCTAATGGCAACATTGTAAAAGTGAATTTTGGTGATCCAAACATGCGTATTAAAAAATCTAATCCAGCTAGACGCAGAAGTTTTAGAGCTAGACACAATTGTGCTAACCCAGGACCTAGAACCAAAGCTCGCTATTGGTCATGCAGAAAGTGGTAAACCATGAAACAAAAAGAATTCACTGCACTCACCAAAGAAAAATTAAAATTTGATATTGTAGAAGATATCTATACCTACATGCTAAATGATCAATCATTTTTTAGAAAACATTTCTTTCCGGTGGCATGCAAATACAACAGTGAAAAAGGAGTGCCTTCTGCACAACATCAAGAAGTATGGAGACCAGTAATAGACACTGCTGTGATTGAATATTTTGATAAATTTAAAATCAATGCAAGACCTGACAAGTTAATCACTGATGAGGATCGCACTAGATTGGTGTCGCTGATTCAAAAAGGACTTCAACAATTTCCCATTAAGAATGATAAATGAGACTCACAGAATTTACACACAAGATAGCCGCATTCGCTTTTGGTAGGATGAATCCGCCCACCAAAGGGCATGAAAAACTGGTGAATACTATTTTGCAGCAAACTGGAGATCATTTTTTATTTCTTACTCACACTCAAGACAGCAAAAATAATCCGCTGAGCTTTGAAGACAAACTTAATTTTGCTAAAAAAATGTTCCCAAATGTCACTGTGGGAGACGCCAGTGTGAAAACCATTATGGATGCAATGAAAAAGTTAGAGCGTGATGGATACACTGACATCATATATGTGGCAGGTTCAGACAGAGTGGCTCAATTTGATCAACTATTGAACAAATACAACAACAAGGAATACAAATTCAAAAGCATACGCACAGTTAATGCTGGAACTAGAGATCCAGATGCAGAAGATGTGGGTGGAGTGAGTGCCAGCAAAGCTAGACAGTATGCTCAAATGGGAGCAAGGCAAAGTTTTATCAATACCATACCTACAGACACCAAAACTGCCACAGAACTGTACAAAAAAGTGCGTGACAATCTTAATATAACCGCATAAATATTGTATGGACTCAATTGCAAAACTTAAAATACTCGCCGGCATAAACAATTACAGCAATAGTATGCCCAGTGTGGAAAATATATCGCACACAGCACAGGCTTTGAAAGACAAAGAAAAAGAATTGGGTCTAAAGCCTGGTGATCCAGACTGGTTTAAATTATGGTTCAGTCTACCCTACATGACCGGATCAGTGAACAGTAAATTCAGAGGCAGAAAGAAATGAAATTAAGAGACATTATTTCGCAGGAAGGTTCACAGATGTCCGGCAGCATGGCTGCCAGGAAGAAGAAACTGGACATGATGAATCCAGATGAGATCAAGGCATATTTTCAAAATAGAGCAGATGTTGCTAAAGCAGCCAGAGGTGGAGTGGTAGCACCAGGATTTTCAGCCAAAGAACTTGCTCAAAGACAAGAATTCAGTTATGGCAGAGAGTTTGCCAAGTCGAGACCTTACAGCAGGCATTTCGAAAGCACATTGGACGAAGGATTGAAAGATTGGTTGGCCAAGATGGCTGTGGCTGGTATTATTGTGGGCAGCATCGCGGGAGTGGGCACTATCAATAATGCCATCAACAACAGTGTGCCTGTGATACAGGCTATGAACAAGGCTTTGGATGCAGCCACTCAACGAGGTGATCAACAATTGATACAAAATATTAAACAGGATTTAGACACAGCAAAATATGTTTTAGATTCAGGCAAAGACCTAAACATGGTGAAACAAATGCAGGATAGATATGCAAAATTTATGCCAGCAGATTATAAACCCTCTACTCCACCTTTAAAATTTAAAGAAGGATATGGCCGATACTGGTGTTCAACTGATAAAAAATGGAAAATGCGAAAAGCACCAAAGCAAACTAGAAAAACAGAATCTGAATTGAATCAAGAAATGCAACGTACCCCCTTTAAAACAAAAATCATGAAGAAGCTGGGAGAGCCAGTGCGACAGTATCTATCCAATAAGGAAAAGAATCAAGAATTGAAAAAGTTAGATAAACCTGAGAAAGAAGGAATTTTGGGCGCTGTGGCAGGTGGTGTGGTGGGATCAGCTGCGGGCATACCAGGCACAGTGGCGGGTGCTTATCTTGGACACAAAATTCAACAAGCAGCCAAAAATAGAAAAAATCAACAAGCCAAAGACAATCAAGTTAAGCAGAAAACTTAATGTTATGAAAAAAAAAGCAGATTATTGTGTAAACTGCGGTCATAACAGTCATTGTGGCAAACGTCTGGAGCGTTGGGAGTATGAGAAAGTGGGCAACGTAATCAAACATCGTTGGAAAATAGAAGTGTGTAAGATCTGCTCCTGCGACCTATGTGAAGAAGGTTTCACAGAGGAGTAATCCGCCATGTCAACACAGTTGATGCCATGAAAATAATCGAAATAATTACCAAAAAAACATTGGTTGACTTTCACACGGAAAAGTTGCATAATGTACAGATGAAAGAAAGTAAGAATATGCCCAAAGTTTATTTGGACATGGATGGGGTGATTGCTGATTTTTTTGGTGGAGTTGAAAGATTGTATGGTGTGGATCACTGGAAACAACTCACATCGGATGTCACCAAGGATCTAAAAAAAGAAGTGATTGATCGCATATCTGGCACAGATTTCTTTGCACATCTACCCAAATTCAGCACAGCAGATACTTTGATTGAAATTATAAAAAAATTCACAGGTGGTCAATACAGCATACTGACATCACCATTGAGAGGTGACAATGAGAACAGTGGCTATTATAAAAAGATATGGGTGAGCAAAAATATAGTGAAGCCCGACGAAATAATTGTGACTGGTCGCAAAGAAACGTATGCCAAAAGCAACGGCACAGCCAACATATTGATAGATGACCGACCAGTGAACATTAGCAAATGGCAGGCCAAAGGAGGTTATGGCATATTGTATCAGGCCAACAAGGACTCTGTCAGCAAGGTACAAACAGCTTTGGCACAGTATGAAAACAAAGGCAAACAACCTGCAGAAACATTTGGAGTAGGCATAATAACCAAACAAAACACCACCAAAGATGTCAAGCCTGGTGAAATTCGCAGACAGGCTAAAAAACTAAAATTGATGTGATATGAAAATTTTAGAAATTACCGAAGGCAAAAGAATACCTAGGAAAAAAGGTCAACCAGCTGGATCAAAAAAACACAGTGATTTGTACACAGATGAAAATCCCAAAGGTACCATACATGGTCTAGGTTTTAAAGATGAAGCAGCAGCACGTGCTTCTGTATCCAAGATTCGTCGCAGTGGCAGATCACATGCACACAAAATACAAGCAGCAGTGGCCATGGAACAGCGAGCAAAGGCAGCAGGCAAAGCAGCAGCCGCAGCAGTGTACAGACGTTACATAAATAGAATGAAGAAGCGCACAAAAGCAATGAACAAATGAAAATCAAAGAAATTTTATACACTAAAAAATATGTGCATCCTGATGTGGAGAAGATACTGGATCGCAACGAAAAAAGAGCAAAAGCCCGCAAATCAAAAATGACCATGGGCTTCCCCATGGGATATCCTTACAGAGTGAGATAACACAGTATAATTCCTTGGTGATATTTTGGTAAATACTGCCATATTAGGAGACAACTGTGATGTACAAATACAATAAACTATGGAGTCCTGTGTTTTTTATTATGGCAGCTGCAAGTTATTATTTCAATTGCAGTGACATCATGTGTCATACCACACACAATCATTCAGGATCTAGTAATTTTTTTCATTTTTATGAAATGCCTTTGATGTGGTTCATCATGGGTTTGGCTCATTTAGGTGCTTGGTTCAAAGGTTGCGGCTGTAAATAACTTTATGAAGATAATTGACGTGGTGTCAGACTGGATCATAATGCCACAAACCATCAAGCCACAGGGTTTGATTCATAAAAAAGGTTATGGTCCCAATAACAGATTCGGATTTCGCAACGTGGGCAACAATCGTGCCAATGAAAATTTAACTCTCACAGCCGATCAATTAAAACAATTACAAACAGAATATACACCTTACAAAGATAGAGCATTGCCTGCTGTGAAAGGTCACGAATTACGTCAATTCTTAAAATCTTTATCAGATGAAGATTT